GGCACCGGATGGACCGATGAAGAACTCGCCGCACTGACCGGCGACCTGGAAGACCCCGATCTCGAAGAAGACGAAGATCTCGGCACCGAGAAGAAGACGCAGACGGTCGAGTGCCCGAACTGCTCGCACCACTTCGACCCGAATCAGCACCGTGTCGAGTATTAGACTGGTGAACCGGGCATCTGCCCGAAGTCGCGAACAGTAGGATGTTTCCGCGATAACAGAACGACCCCCGAGTTTATTCGGGGGTCGTTTTGTGCGCTGGGGGACAACGCCCGTCTAGTCTAGACGCTCACCAGCGCGGGGCGTACTTTTGGGATCTCGCCGGTCGGCGGGGGCGCGAGCATGTTGCCCCGGCCTGGCCGTACGGCGTTCCATTTGTCGATCGTTGACGTGCGCCATGCTGGCGACTGGCCGAAGTAGTGATCAGGTTCGGGCAGGTCGCCGGGCCGCACATGGTTCGGGTCGCCTGTTCGCGCAGCCTTGCGTCGGTGGTCGAGTGCGCGGGAGTTGTAGGCACGCGCGGATTCGAGCGTGATGCCGAGCCGGTCGGCTAGGCCTTCGTAGTCGAGCAGCGGGTCTTCATAGTTTGTTGGTGCCATTAGAACAATCTACCTTACGTTGGGCGCATAATAGGTCTGCTGAAAGTAACACGGCTTGCATGTAATCGCCCCGCAAGGTAGGGGCAATGTTTCATCAAGATCGTAATAACTAGCCTGACATGTCCCAACCGATCAAACAACCTTAGTTATTGGAACGGCGAGTCGCGCCAAACTAATGAATATGTGACGTGATATGGGGCACAAAAAAGCGCCCGCCGTAACCCTGGCGGGCGCCCGAGCGATTACTACCCCTTGAAGATCTTCGCGTGACCGTGATTCTCGCCGCCGCAGCTGCACGAGCAGTTCGGCCCGGTCGCCGAGACACACACGCCGTTGCAGTCCTTTTCGACGACCGTGACCTTCATCCACTTCGCGACCGCCTGGTGCCCGCAGCCGCAGGAGATCCAGCCGCCGCGAACGTCTTCGCTGGTGCCGCGAACGACGTGACCGGCCTGGCACTTTGCGATGATCTGCGACATGTGAACCCCTTAGTTAGATTGAAGCGTTAGAACAAACTTAGCTTATTACGATCACCCGTTCAAGCCGTCCCACACACCCCGCCCGAGATCGGCGAACCTTAGCGCACAACGCCGACACCGAAAGGGGAATAGCCCCCATGCCCCCGAAAGTCACCCCCGACACCATCGAAGCGCAAAAGCGCGTCGTGAAAGCCCTCGAATATAGGGCGATGGGCCTGACCTACCAGCAGATCGCCGATAAGCCCTGGCCGACAGGGCCGGGCGGCACACTCTACGGCGGCGACCGGCACAACTGCCGCCGCGCCATAGTCGCAGCCTACGAAGAAACCATCAAAGAACCCGCCGACGAAGTCCGGCAGATGGAGATCCAGCGGCTCGACATGATGCTGACCGGCCTTGCGGCGAAGGGCATGTTCAAAGGCAACGTGCCCGCCGTCAACGCGGGCCTGAACGTCGCGGCGCGCCGGGCGAAGCTGCTCGGTCTCGACGCCCCGACCGAGATCAATCAGCGCGGCGGCGGCAACGTGCAGCTGATCGTCGACCCTACCGCCCTGGGCAAGCAGGGCATGGACCCCGCGACCCTGGAAATCGACGAGACCGCCGACTGATGACCGACGCGCCCGCGGTCGTCGTCAAATATGACTACGAACCGCACCCGAAACAGGCCCTCGCGCACTCGATCCACGTCGACGAACTGCTCTACGGCGGCGCAGCTGGCGGCGGTAAATCGCGCTGGGGCCGCGCCGAAGCCGTGCTCGCCTGCCTGGCCGTGCCCGGTCTTCAGGCGATCATCTTCAGGCGCACCTTCCCCGACCTGAACCGCTCGGTCGCCGGGCCGCTGCTCGCCGAGATCCCGCAGGAACTCGGCTACTACCACCGCAGCGATCATAAGTGGTACTTCAATAACGGCAGCACGCTCGAACTCGGGCACCTGTCGACAGCGAAGGATCTCGACAAATATCAGGGCGCCGAGCTTCAGTTCATCGTGTTCGAAGAAGCGACGCACTTCACCGAGCATCAGTTCCGCTACCTGAAGTCCCGGCTGCGCGCATCGGGAAAGGTTCGCGAAGGCCTGGATAAGCTCGGCCTGAAGCCGCGCATGATCCTCACGGCGAACCCCGGCGGCATCGGGCATCATTGGGTCAAGAAACGTTTCGTCGACCCGGCACCGCCGCTGACGGTCTTCAGGGCGAAGCCGACGAAGAATCAGGCGAACCCGCCGACGCGCTGCTACGTCCCGGCGACCGCCTACGATAACCCGTCGAACGATGACGGCTATATCGGGCAGCTGGAATCGCTGCCCGAGACGACGCGCCGCGCCCTGCTCAACGGCGACTGGAATGTGATGGAGGGCGTTCGTTTCCCCGAGTGGAACGTCGCACACCATGTCATCGACCCGTCGATGCTGCCGATCCCGCACGTCGGATATCCGCGGGCCGTCGGCATTGACTACGGCAGCAGCGCCCCCTTCGTCGCCCTATGGGGGGCGAAGCTGTCCGATAACCTGATCGTCGTCTACCGCGAAGTCGACGGCAAGGGCCTGACGCCCCGGCAGCAGGCCGAACTGATCCGCGACAGCGAAGCTGAAGGCGAACGCACCCCCGACCGCCCGCTGCCCCTGGTGCTCGACCCTTCAATGTGGGCGCGCAGCGTGAATAACCCGCTGGCCGTTGCGAAGGATGACGCGCCGCCCCCCGGCTCGATCGCTGACGCCTATTATCAGGTCTTCGGGTCATCGGTCGGCAAGGCCCGAAATGACCGCATCGGCGGCTGGGCGCTGGTCGACGAACAGCTGCGCGTGCGCGACGACGGCCTGCCCCGGCTGCTGGTGCACTCGACATGCGTGAACCTGATCCGCACCCTGCCCGCCCTGCCCCGCGACCGGAAGAACCCCGACGACGTCGACACGAAGGCCGATGATCACTGGGCGGATGCCTTGCGCTATTTGCTGATGGAACTGATCGGGAAGGGACCGGCGCACAAGTTCGATGCGCAGTCGTTCGCCGATACCCGGTCGGCGCGCACCGTGACGGGCGACCTGTCGACGGCCCGGCTGTGAAGCCGGGCGAGCATGACGGCGCGCCGGTCGAGCCGGGCGGCGGCTTCGAGCAGGGCGAAGGCGTCTTCGAGCCGGATCGGCATTTAAGAAATCCTTAGAATGTAGTAACGGTTCAAACAAACTAGCCTGGCCCGCCTGATCTCGTCAAGCCTTCCCACACCACCGGGCGCCGGTCGCCGATCGTGGGGGCATGGTTGTTAAAGCAGAGCCGGAAGTCGGCATAACGGGCGGCGTCGCGATCAACGCCGAATCGAAGTCGGGCGCGACGTCCTTCGTCGTCGAACCGCTTGACCCGAACCCCGACCTGCACTTCCCGGCCAGCATCCCGGTCTACGACGAAATGCGCACGACCGACGGGCAGGTCGGGTCGCTGATCTCGGCGATTAATCTGCCGATCCTGGCGGCGCGCTGGCAGCTGCAAGGCGCGAACGTGCGCCCCGAAGTGATGAAGTTCTGTCAGGCCGAGATCGGCCTGAACGTCGCCGACGAAGCCCTCGAACGCCGCCGCGGCACCGGCGTCGTCTGGCTTGACCACCTAGAGACGGCGCTGCTCGCGCTGCCCTTCGGCTTCATGCCCTTCGAGCAGGTCTACGAAGCAGGCCCGCCGCTGCCCGGTCAAGAAGACGTCGGCGTGCCGATGATGCTGCACCTGCGCAAGCTCGCCCCGCGCCTGCCCCGCACGGTCTCGCAGATCTTCGTCGGCAGGGACGGCGGTCTCGCCGGGATCGGGCAGACCCCGCTCGACCCGAAGGCGACGAAAGATATCTTCATCCCGGTCGAGCGCTTGGTCTACTACTGCCATAAGCGCGAAGGCGCCGACTGGTCGGGTCGGTCGATCCTGCGCACCTTCTATAAGAACTGGCTGATCGGCGACAAACTGCTGCGGCTCTCGGCGCAGATCATCGAGCGCAACGGCATGCAAGTGCCGGTCATCTACTACAACGCCGACAAACTGCCGAAGGCTGAAGCTGACGCGATCGTTCAGAACTTCAGGGCCGGGGCGACCGCTGCGGCGTCGATCCCTGACGGCGGCGGCAAGCTCGAACTGCTCGGCGGCAGCAGCAGCGGCGCGAAAGACGCGCTCGACCACATGAAGCACCACGACGAAAAGATCGCCGAATCGGCCCTCGCGATGTTCAAGACGCTCGGGCACGACAGCGGGGCGCGGTCCCTGGGCGACACGTTCGTCGACGTCTTCACGCAGGCCGTCCAGTCGATCGCGAACTACTTCGGCAGGATCGCGACCGAGCACATTATCCGCGACCTGGTCGAGATCAACTTCGGCCCCGAAGAACCCTACCCTTCCCTGGTGCCCGGCGACCTGTCGGCGAACCGGGCGATCACGACGTCGGCGATCAAGGAACTGGTCGACGCGAAGATCATCATCCCCGACCAGCCGCTCGAAGACTTCATGCGCAAGACGAACGGCCTGCCCGTCGCCGACGCCGAGACGGCCCGCGCTGAAGCTGCTGCTGCGACCGCCGCCGACCCGGCTGACGACGCGCTGAAGCGGGCGAACTTCGCGGGCACTATGATCAGGTCGGGCTTCGACCCCGCCGAGTCGGTCGCCGCCGCGGGCCTGGCCGAAGTGAAGCACCTGGGCCTGCTGCCGGTCACGCTTCAGCCCCCGGCTGCTGGAACGGATCTCGATAACGCCCCGCCGCCCGTCGACGGCACGGCGTCGGCGCCCGATACTGCTGCCGCCCCGGCTGCTGCTGCACCGGCAGGGGGCGCGCAGCTGGCCGAAGGTCACGATGCCCGCCTTGACCGCATGGCCGCGATGCTCGAAACGCTGGTCGAACTGCGGGCCGGGCATGTGCGCTAAGTGCGACACGCTCGAAGCGGATCTTCAGGCCGAGATCCTGTTCGCGGGCATCGAGCGGGAACTGATGCTCGCCGAGAAGGACGCGGGCGAGTCGGTCGCGCACGCGATTAGGCCGCTGTCGAAGGCCGAGCGTAAGGCGAAGATGCGGTTCGGCGAGATCGAAGCGCTCGAACAATCTGCGGCTGATAAAGCAGCGAAGTTACTCGCCGGTAATGCGCAGGTTTACATAATGGCCATTATCGGCGCAATTTTCGGCGATCGGGACACCGCAACCGCCGATCAGGTCATCGAAGCGTTCGAGCGGCTGAACCGGGCGCAGCCGAAGGCCGTCATCACCGAAACCGCCCGAGCATCAGAAGCCATAGAAGCGATTCTAGGGCAGGTCTACGCCGGGGCGTCGCTAATCGCGATCGGCGAAGCGTCGCGCCAGCGCGTGCCCGACCTGCCCGACGCACTCGAACCCGAACCGGGCCGCTTCAAGGCCCTCGCCCGCATGGTCGCGCTGCACCCCTGGACCCGCCTAACCTCGAAACTGCAAACGGACCTGCTCACGCCCGCCGCGCTGGCCGGGCCGATCGAGAAGAAGGACGTCGAGAAGGCCCTGAAAGCGATCCCGATCGACGGCGCGACGGATCTCGCCCGCCAGACGATCAACACCGCACACGGCGCAGGCCGATACGACACTATTGCCCCGATGGAACCCGCCGAGATTTACGCCTCAGAGTTGCTCGATGGAGCTACCTGCGACCGCTGCGCCGCCGTCGACGGCAAACAGTACGCGACTATGGCCGAAGCCCTGGTCGAATACGAAACGGGCGGCTACGGCGCCTGCCGGGGCGGCTCGCGCTGCCGCGGCACGCTGATCAGCATCTACTAGCAGGCCTTCCCACACGGCCCCGACCCGCCCCGGCACGCTGTCGGCATGACAATCGCACGCACAACCATTAAAAACGTGCAGCTAGTGAAGGTCGGCACCTGGGGCGGCATGACCGGGAAGTCGACGATCACCGAGCAGCACCTAACCGGCGCCGTCGCAGCCTACGCCGACCCTGAAGTCGACCGGGCCGCGCTGAAGATCGGGCACGACGGCGACCTGAATCTCGGCACCGGGCACCCCGCGCTCGGCTGGATCGAAAACCTGAAGCTGTCCGCCGATAAGAAGACCCTGATCGGCGACCTGGCCGATATCCCGACGAAGCTCGCGTCGATCATCCCGAAGGCCTACCGCCGCCGCTCGGTCGAAATGAATCTCGGCGTCACCACCCCGAGCGGGAAGAACTACGCCGCGTCACTGACCGGCCTGGCGCTGCTCGGCGCGAAAGCCCCCGCCGTGAAGGGACTCGACGACATTCTAGAGTTCTACGCGAGCGAAGCCGACAGCGCAGGCGACGACACGACCGCCGAGTCGGCTATCACGTTCGCCGTCGATGACGATGCGGACACGCCCGCCGTCCCACACGCCCCCGGCGCTGGCGGCGAGTCTGGCGATGGAAGCACTAATCCCGAAGAAAGGTCTGCCGACATGGCACTCTCTGACGCACTGAAGAAGAAGCTCGGTCTGCCCGAGACTGCCACCGAAGCGGAAGTCGAAGCAGCCCTCGAAGCTGCAACGATCGAAGCCCCGGCAGATCCCGCCGCAGCCGCCCCCGCTGGCACCCCCGAGACCCCCGCGGCCCCTGCTGCTGGCGCACCGGCCCCCGCCGCCGACGCGACCGCAGGCGCAGGCGCCCCCGCATCCCCCGCCGCTGGCGCGCAGCTGGCCGAAGGCGTCGAGACCGTCGTACTCACGAAGGCCGTCTTCGCCGAGCTTCAGGGCGGCAACGAATCCCTGAAGGTACTGCTCGCCGAGCGCGCCGCAGAGAAGAAGGAAAAGGCCCTCGACGCCGCGATTCGGGCCGGGAAGATCGCCCCCGCCGAGCGCGTCGCCTTCGCCGCCGCCTGGGATAAGAACGCCGAGTCGACCGAGACCCTGCTGTCTACCCTGACCCCGCGCTTCACCACCGTCGAACTCGGCGAGATCGGCGACGACCGCGCCGCCGACGCTGGCGACGACACGGCCCTGCACGCACAAGCCGACGCGCTCGGTCTCTAACCGGATCTCCCGAAAGGTAAACCCTCATGACAATGTTCGGAAACCCGAACCAGTCCTTCAACCTGTTCAGCGATGACCGTGCGCTGACCTGCGACGCTGTCGGCGCTATCCCCGGCTCGCGCTTCGTGAAGCTGGTCGCAGGCGGCACATTCCAGCGCCCGAAGGTCGCACTCTGCGGCGCAGGCGAACAGGCTTACGGCGTAAGCGGTTGGGACGTCGCCGACGGCGGCAGCGTGACCGTGCAGAAGCTCGGCGCCTGGACCGTCAAGGCTGGCACGGCGATCGTCGCCCCGCAGCAGATCCAGTCTGACGCGACAGGCCGGGCGATCCCCCTCGCCGCTGGCGCACGACTCGGTCAGGCCCACCACGACGCCGTACTCGACGCTGACGTAGCTGTCGAACTGAAGCTCTAAGCAGACAGGAAACAACGTTATGACTACTCTCGCCTACCCCGCAGGCGCCCCGTCGACCAGCGGCGAGACGCTGACCGTCAACCGGGCGCTGAAGTCCCCGACTTTCCTCGCGAAGCGGATCGTGCAGCCGAACACGCAGTTCCTTAGCGAGCTTCTGTTCCGCCCCGGCACGACCGAGTCGGGCGCCGTGATCTACTCTGAAGGGTCGATCGACAATATCTACCCGAGCCGCGGCGACGTGCAGCAGATCGAGCCGGGCGCAGCCTACCCGATGGTCGACGTCGACGAGACCGGCGATAAGGTCGCCCTGTCGACTAAGCACGGCGCGGGCTATTACGTCTACGAAGAAGCCGAGAAGCGCAACAACTTCGACCCGATCGCTAAGGGCAATATGAAGGTGCGCAACGCCCTTCTGCGGCAGGACGCCGCCCGCTGCCTGGCCGCTTTCGACGCGAAGGTGCCGACCGTCAACGCGACCGGCGCATGGACCGCCCCGAAGTTCTGGAAGCAGGATCTCATGCGCGGCAAGGCGCAGATCAAGGGCCTTCAGCTGGGCTTCGCCCCCGACTCGGTCATCATTTCCCCGAACACCGAGACCGAGCTTCTGCTGCTCGACGAGCTTCAGAACCTTCTTCCCCGCGAAGATGCCAGCCGTAACCCGCTCTACAACGCGACGCTGACGGGCCTGCTGTCCCTGAACTGGATCGTCAACGAGTTCGCCAGCGATGACGACGCGATCCTGCTTCAGACGAAGGTGACGGGCGTGAACATCACCGAGAACCCGTTCCGCGTGAAGGTCGTGCCCGAAGAAACCCGCGGTCGTAAGGTCGTGCTCGCCGACCGCTGGGGCGTGCCCGTCATCGACGAACCCGGCTCTGCGCTGGTCATCAAGGGAATCATGGGCTAGTCATGGCTCCCCGTAACGCCGCGAAGGCGACCCCCGAGACCGAGCGCGCCGAGACAGGCGCCGAGATCCAGACCAGCGCGATCGAGCAGGACGTCGCAGGCGGCACCCCGCCCGCGCCGCTGCCTGAGCCTGATGCGCAGGTCGACCCCCGCGAATCGGCCCTCGCCGCCCTGGTCATGGGCCACGCCCCGCAGCCGGTCGTGACCGCTGACACCGTCGTAGAAGTCGACGAATCGAACGTCATCGACTTCGGCGGGCGCTCGAAGGGCGTCGTGCTGTTCAGCCGGTATAACCAGCTGGTCGACGGCGGCTTCAAGCAGGCCCGCAAGGGCGACGTCATCAGCACCGACGCCGAGAACCTGAAGCGCGGCGTCAAGATCGGCGCGCTGCGCAAGCTCGCCGACGCTGACGGCACGGTCGAGTAGACCGGCATGGCAGTCGAACAGACTGCCGATAACGACTGGGGCGTCACTGTCGAAGAAGTTTCGGCACTGGCGCCCCACGTCACTATCGGCACGAACCCCGCCGCGGTCCCTGACCTGGTCTTCGTCAAGGCCGACCGCAGCATCAGCGTCGCCGAAGTCGAAGGCTTGATCAGCGACGTCGCCGGGCGGGTCTCGCTGCGCCTGGCCGACGCCGGGCGGATCACTGACGAAGCCCGCAGCGGCACGATCGGGAAGGCCGCGCACGACGCCGTCGTGAACGGCGCAGCGTCTTACCTGGTCGCAGCAGCGCACCCGATCGGGCAGACGAACGGCAACGAAGGCTACGCGGCCCTGCTATGGTCCCGCTACGAAACGGCCCTCGAAAGCGTCGGCTCGATCCTCGACGTCTGGATCTCCGAACTGCCCGCGAAGGTCAGCGAAGTCTCGGGCACCGGCTCGGGCTTCTTCCCCGCCGCGATGTTCCCTGACGGGGCGCGCTTCTAATGACGACCCTTAGCTTCGACGGCGCGGGCACGCAGCCGATCAGCCTGACCCTGCAACGCTGGCAGCACAATCTCGGCGACGCGACCCCCGCCTTCGAAGCTATGGCGCAGTACCAAAAGAAGACGGTCAACGCCCGCCAGTTCAAAGAACAGGGCAGCGTCGAAACAGGCAAATGGGCGCCCCTGTCCCCGCCCTATGCCCGCTGGAAGGCCCGCGTCAGGCCGGGACGCCCGATCCTGGTCTTCGACGGCGATCTGAAGAAGGACATGATCACGCCGGGGCAGGGCATCTATGACGTCTGGCGCTCGGGCATGCGCGTCGGCACCGATATCGAATACGCGATCTACCATCAGAACGGAACACCGGGAATGCCAGCTAGGCCCCTGATCGGCAACGCCCGCAAGGCGGACACCCGACACTTCGGCAAGATCTTGCAGCGCTGGATCGTCGAGCAAAGGCCGGTCGCCTGATGCTCGGCCCTGAAGGCGTCACCCGCGGCGTCGTGACGCACGCAGCGAACCACCTGCCCGGCAGGCTCGCGCAACTGCGCGACCGCTACAACGACCCCGGCCTGCTGGATCTCGCACGGATCTACCCGCACGAAGTCCAGACCCTTTCGATCGAGCGGTTCCCCGCCCTGGCCGTCGTCGTGCCCAACACGACCGGGCAGCTGGGCAACCGGCAGACCGACGTCGACGCGACCGGCGAAGAATACAGCTACCGCTACCCTGTCCAGCTTTACACCTACGCCGTCGCCGACGACGAAGCGTCGACGTCGCTCGCGATCCTGCGCTACACCCTGGCCGTTCGTGAAGCGTTCCTTGCCGATAAGATCCTGCCCGTCGACGCCCCGCACTACGCGACCGTCGACCCGCGCACCCTGATCGAGTCCTACAGCGAACTAGACCGCCGCGACTCGAAGTTCATCGCCGCGTCGATGATTCAGATCGAGATCGTCACGCACGAATGGCTCGCCGCCCCGGCAGGCTTCGAAGGCCCGGCGACGATCGAACTCGGCGCCGAAGCGGTCCCTGCGCAGCACCCTTACTTCACCGAGTAGGGCCTTCCCACAACGGCGGGGCGCATGCGGGCAACCTGTCCACATGCGCCCTAACGTTTACCTTCAGACCCCAGCCGTCACCATCTGGCACGGCGACAGCATCGAAATCATGCGGGAACTGCCCGATAACTCGGTCGACTCGATCGTGACCGATCCGCCTTACGGTCTCGGCTTCATGGGCAAAGCGTGGGATGCTCTGCCGCCCGGCGAAGAATGGGCGACCGAGTGCCTGCGCGTGTTGAAGCCGGGCGGGCACCTGCTCGCCTTCGGCGGGTCACGCACCTGGCACCGGCTCGCCGTCGCCGTCGAAGACGCAGGCTTCGAGATCCGCGACTCAATCGCATGGCTCTACGGATCGGGATTCCCGAAGTCCCTCGACGTATCCAAAGCCATCGACAAAGCAGCAGGCGCAGAACGCACCGAAGTTATCGGGACTAGGGGCCTTGCGCGTTGGAAAGAAGGCGCGCCCGGTGGTGCTGCAATGAAGGATGACGGCGGAATTAGGCAGAACTTCGACAAGGTAAACACATTGCTCGCCCCGGCGACCGCTGCGGCTGAGGAGTGGCAGGGTTGGGGGACGGCTCTTAAACCCGCGTTCGAGCCCGTCGTCGTCGCCCGCAAACCCCTCACCGGAACCGTCACCCAAAACGTACTCCAACACGGCACCGGGGCACTCAACATCGACGCATGCAGGATTGAAAGCGACCCGGCAACATTCGGTCTAGGCGGCGGCTCGAAGGTCGGGTCAGGCTCCGGCGAAAACCAAGACCCCACAAACTACCGAACCAACGGCAAAGTCTCACCAATGAACCCGTCCGGTCGTTGGCCTGCGAATGTGGCCCTTGACGAGGATATGGCCCAAGTGCTCGACGGGCAGAGTGGGGTGAGTAAATCATCCGCGCACATACGACACAACGAGGACTTTGAGGGCGTAGCGAAGGGCGCAGAAAAGGCCCACACAACAGGCGGTCATACAGACAGCGGCGGGGCGTCACGGTTCTTCTATGTGGCGAAGGCTCCGAAGCGTGAACGCCCGGTCGTGGATGGTGTCGCGCACCCGACCGTGAAGCCCCTCGCGCTGATGCAATGGCTTATCCGGCTGGTCACGCCCGCGGGCGGGGTCGTGTTGGACCCGTTCGAAGGCAGCGGCACGACCCTCGAAGCGTGCCTGATCGAAGGCTACCGGCATATCGGCATCGAACGCGAAGCCGACTACCTGCCCCTGATCGCCGCCCGCATGGATCGGCAGACCGACGCCCTGCCCGCAGCAGCATAGGGCAACACGCGCCCCGTCCCACACGGCGAAACCGGGCCGGGCGATGGTGAACGCATGAGCGGCAGCATACGACTACACAACCCCGGCCAGTTTGAGCAGGTCATCGACGACGTCGGGCACGTCCTGGCGGGCGGCGAGTCCCGCGTCGTCGACACGACTGACGACTTCACGAAGACCCTGATCGAGCGGGGCGTCATCCTGTCCGCGCCGTCTGAACCAAGCCTCATTAGCAGGCGCCCAAAACAGAAGCCGACTACAGCAGACGGCGAGACGAAAGGTAACGCATCATGACTATCGGCGTTCAAGTGACCACGAAGCTTAGCTCGGGGCCTTCAAACACCGGCACTCAGTCGGGACGTCTGCACGTCGCAGGCCTGACCGAGTTCGGCCCGGTCGGTAAGGCCGTCATCGTCGACTCGATCGCGAAGTTCATCGCGATCTTCGGCGACCGCACCGCCTACAGTTCGAACCTGTTCGACAGTGCCCGCATGTACTTCGAAGAAGGCGGGAACGAACTGGTCGTGTCCCGCGCCGTCGGTGCCGCCGCGACGAAGGGCGCGCTGACCCTGAAAGACTCGGCTGACGTCGACACGGTCAAGGTCGAAGCCGCCGATCCCGGCGCGCACTCGACGGCCCTGACGGTTCAGGTCGCGACCAGCGGCTCGACCTTCGACGTCACGATTCGCCGCGACGGCCAGACCGTAGCGTCTTACCTGGCGCTGACGTCCCCGGCTGACTTCGTGCAGAAGGCCGCGACGAACCCGTTCGTCAACGTGACCTCGCTCGGCTCGGCGACCGCCGCCCCCGGCGATAACCCGAAGACCCTCGCCGCGACCGCCCTGACCGCTGGCACCGATGACCGCGCAGCAGTCACCGCGCAGTCAGTGATCGACGCACTCGACGCCGGGACCGGCGCTGAAGGCGGCGCCGTCGCAGCCCCCGGCTACAGCGTGTCGCAGATCGGCGCCCTGCTCGCCGACCACGCGGCCCGCACCGGCAAGATCGCGCTGCTGGCCCTGCCCGCTACCGCGACCCCCGAAGAAGCCGCGACAGCAGCCGCAAGCCTGGCCGCTGACCCGAACGGCGCCTACGCCGGGATCTTCTACCCGCACCTGATCATCCCCGACGGCGGCGCGACCCGCACGATCAGCCCCGAAGGCTACGTCGCAGCCGTGCGCGCCCGCGCTCACCGCGACGTCGGCTTCTGGCAGGTTCCCGCAGGCGACCGCGCCCGCACCCGATGGGTACTGGGCACGAACGTCACGGTCGACACCGACCTGAACAACACCCTCGCCGAGTCCCTGGTCAACGGCATCGCGACGACCGGCGCGAAGGTCCGGCTCTACGGCTGGCAGTCCCTCAGCGCCGACCGTGAAGGCCTGGGCATGCTCACCGCCCGCGACGCGCTGAACAACCTGACCCTGTCCGTGAAGACCATCCTCGAACCGTTCGTCTTCGACACGAACGATTCGAAGGGGCACCTGCGCAGCTACGTCGAGTCGGCTGTCGTCGGCGTGCTCGACCCGATCGCGAAGCGCAACGGCTTCTACGCCCTGACCGTCGACGGTCAGGAAATCGACCCCGGCTACCGGGTCAGCGTCGACACGTCCCTGAACCCGCTGACCGCCGCCGCCGAGAATAAGGTCGTCGTCGCGGTAAGCATCCGGCTCTCGCCGACTGCGCAGCTGATTCAGGTCGAAATCATCAAAGTACCGCTTGCCGGTACGGTCTAAGGAAAGGTAAGCGGCTATGACGACCACGGCTGAAAAGATCACCAAGAATAAGTACCTGGTGACTATCGAAGGTATCCCCGGCACCTGGCGCGCGTTCAGCGGCGCAGGCGGCACGGCTTCGGTCACGAAGGACTACGACGGCGGCAGCGACCGGGCTGACCTGCTGGCCGGGCCTGCCGAGTGGGATGATATTGAAGTCACCCGCACCGTCGCGCCTACCCGCGATGACGGCTGGATCAAGCAGCTGCGCAAGCTGCTCGGGCGGGGTCGGTTCAACATCACGAAGCAGGCGACCGATGCCAACTGGGGCAAGGTCGGCCAGCCGACGACGTACCCCGACTGCCTGCTGAACGGCTTGCAGGAACCCGAGTCTGACGCGGCATCTTCTGATGCTGCCGAGATCACGCTGACCTTCGCCACTTCTGGCCCGGCCTGATCCCTATAAACCCCCGGCGCGCTGTTGGGCGCAGGTAAGCGCCGGGTCATAAAAGTGTGGGGCGGTTTCCCTCTCGTTCGGCCTGTCCAGTGCCAACACGGAAGCCGTCCCACACTCATATCTAGGGTCGGGCGACGATCGGGTCATAGGCCCGCCGACCCGCGGCGGGTACTGGGCAGAAGGAAAATCACATGACTCTCTACGGCACCGAAGTTCCCGATAT